CGGGATACGAAAGTCCCGCAACGTCCTTCCAATCTTCGCTTAGCCATCGAGACAGCTTTTTTGGCTTACCGTCGTCCTTGTATTCGCCACCGAGTTCTTTGTAAGTTTTTACTAAAAATGCGGATTTGTAGGCTCCGTGAGTCTCGAACTTTTGGTCGGCAATCGCTTTGGCTTTCTTATACAAATCAGGATTCAATATCGTAGGCATTGCTTATATATAGATTATATATTTATTTTAAAGTTTGAAAAATAAGTATATATAAAAGTGAAGGCAGTGAAGGCATTTTTTCAAATTATAGGAAATCAAAGAGAAGATATAATATTTCTATTCGATTCCGCCAATCTTAAAAAATGCCTTCACTCGTTTCACTTTATAGCAGATATTTCGTAGGGCACGCTTGGTGGCGACCGTAAATGTTCGGTATATCGCGAGCATCGTTAATAGTCTTACCGAAAAAGTTGCGACCCGACCCGAGAACCGAGGCAGTCACTATATTTTCGGTTCCGAAGTCGTCAAGAACGTTTTTAACTGGCTGAACGAGAGTTGAAGGGTCGAATCTGGGATTGAGTGATTCGTTAGCATTATACGAATTGACGACGATTAAGATATCCATCATTAGCTTCTTGCGCTCATCATTTAAAACTTTGAGAATATTCGCGCTAAACTCCACAGTCGCAGAAATAAGGTCGAAGAAATCGAACCCACCTTGGTATCGGCGGCCACTTTGTTCCATTCCCGAAAATGGATATTGAAGGGATTCCCACTTTTTAATGAGAATATTATAGGCCATTTTGAGCTCTTCGATATCGGCATCGGTTAAATATCGAGACGCGTCTTTGAGACGATTAACGCTCATATCGGCTTCACGCATCAATTTTGTTGATTTAATAAGCCGAGCGACAATTTGGTCTTTGACTCCAAACTTCGTTTCGTTATCTGGAATACTAAACTGGTCGTCGCCGTCGTCATCAAATCCCGTTGCTGTTCGACTAAGGTCGCTCAATCCTGTATCATCGTCGCTCTCATCGTCTTCGTCGTCATCATCGTCGTCTTCGGGGTTGGGGTCATCGTCTCCGCCTTCGGCGTCGTATAGCTCGTCGAAATCGTGTTCGCGGGCACTACTTCTTGCTTGTCCTTTGGATTCGCCGCGTTCGTGGAACTCGGGCACTGACGGGCGTCTTGGGTCATTACCACTACTTACTTTTTGGAAATAATCGGTAATAGTAGCAGAAGAACCAGACGGCATTTTAAACTTTACGTCTTTCTTTGGCGGCATTCCGCCGTAAAGTCGGCTTACCAATTGACGACCAGCTCCTTCTTCGCGGTCGAGCTCTTCATTCACGAGCTCGTTAAGTCCTTGGTTTCCTCTATCAATCGCAAGTCGGCGTAAATCGTTAAAAGTGTCGGCAATCGTAGATATTATCTCTGAAAACTTCGCGACCTCCGCTTTGGTTTCATTTGAATCCTTGACGGGGCGTAGGGAAGCCGAGGTCTCATTCGCATCTTTCATTTGAGAAGACTGAACTATACTTATTCTCTTACTTGCCGAAATAATAGAATCGGGCGTGTAATCGAGAGTATTGCGGGTCGGTAGTTGCGGCATATTTATATATTACTGGTATATTATTTTTAGCGACAGATACATTTACAGCTCTCGCTAAAATCAAATGAGCGGAAATCCGCTGTTTAGTTTTTCTCCATACTTAATATAGCCCGTGTTCCTTGACGTATTTCGAGGCTTGGGGAAGGGAACAGCCCATCTCGGCCATTACCTTTTTGACGATTGCGGCACGAGCGGCACGCCCGCCTCCACTTGTAGCACCGCCTCTCATCTTGTTTCGAATGAACTCGGTTGCGAGCTCCTTACCAACAGGGACAATAACGTCCTTTGCGACAGGCGCAACAGCCTTGGCGAGACCGCTTAGAAAAGAGGATTTCTTGCCGCCGCGCATCTTGTTTCGAATAAACTCAGTTGCGAGCTCCTTACCAACGGGAACAATAATATCTTTCGCGATAGGTGCTGTTGCCTTAGCAAGGCCACTTAAAAAAGAGGATTTCTTGCCGCCGCGCATCTTGTTTCGAATAAACTCAGTTGCGAGCTCTTTGCCTACGGGAACAATCACGTCCTTCGCAATTGGCGCAACAGCTTTGGCGAGACCGCTTAGAAAAGAGGATTTACCACCCGAACTTGTATTTACACCTACTAAATATTTCGAGGTCATATCACCGCGAGTAAGAGCGGCAAATGCTCGGCGAGCAGCAGTAGGTTTAAGCTGGGGATTCATTGCTTTAAACGATTCGAATACACCCGCTTTGGCGGCGGCTCGCTCTTGGCGTTTGGTTCGGTTTGATTCCAATTTGGCGGCATACCTTTCCTCGTCAGTTCCATATTTGGCGGGGCGGCCACTTTTACCTTTCGACTTATCATATTCGAACACTTCGCCTTTGGCGTTTCCTTTTCTTGGCTTCTTGCCCTTCATCGATTTTGCGTATGCTTGTAAATTGGCGCTTGGTTGGCCTACCTTTGAAATATTAAATGGTGGCGCGGTGCTTTGCTCGGCAACAGCTCGACGAATAAAACCGCTCGCCTTAGAGCCACCAGCGCCTTTCATTGCGCGAATTGCGGCCATATGGTCTTTGGCTTCTTGGCTTCCCTTAACCATTCGACCTCTTCCTCTTTTTGGCGGAATTACCTTCATTAATGCGGGGGCAATTACATCTTTACCCAAATCGTATCCCCAAAGCAGAGGATTCGACATTCCGATTGCTCTTTCGGCAGCAGAGGCACCGCCAATCGAAGCAGGGGGAACCATTCGGCGAACACCGTGGCCGTCAGCGCCTAAAAGTTGGGCTCCACCTTTTCGAACACCGTGGCCGTCAGCTCCGGGCATTCCTAAACCGACAAGAAGAGCAGGATTGATAACAGAGCCAATTGTCTTCATATATTCGCGAACAGGGTCTCTTTCTCCGCCGCACATTGCGCCACCAACATCGGGGTATCCTTGTTGAGGGTATCCTAACATTGCGCCGCCGTGTTTTTTACCGAAACTTCGAGAACCGATTTTAAAATATCCACCTTCGGCTCTATCGACGCCAGCTTCGGGCATTCCGCCTCGATGGATTCCACCGTCGGCCATTTTGTATATAGGGTTGATTCCGTGACCGTCGGCACCTACAAGCATACCACCTTCCATTTCGTCGTCGCTGTCGCTTGGCGCGTAATCACCGCCGCGCATTTTGGCTAAAAGTAATTCTTTCGCGATTGGGACGGCAATCGGGGCAATAGCCTTAGCGGTTCCCGTAAACCCTTTAACGAAACCGTGACCGAAATCTTTGAAAAAAGAACCGCCGATAGTGTCGGCGCCTCTTCCGTCTAAACTTCCGACGGACAGCGTTCCGGGGTAATCGAACTCAGTGGAACCGGGCAGAACAAACTTTCTCATTCGTTTTCCGCCAAACATCGTAGGTTGAGGGGTTCCGCGAACGATACCCTCGTCAATACTATCAAGAACGTGACTTGCGATAAGTTCGTTGTAATATTCCATTTATACATTCTAAATATATTTTATTTTCAGGAAAATATATTTTTTCATTCAATCATTTAAGCCAAATGACGGGCAAGTTTGGATTGAGACTTGGCTCCTCCACTAATGGCTCCGCCGCTCATTGCGCCGCCCGAGTGCTGACCGCCCGAGTGAATGCCGCCAATTTGACGACGAGCCATTTCAGCAACAGCAGATACCAATTTGGGGTTTTCCTTCACGAATGAAGCAACAGCGCCCATTCCGCGATTCATTAATTTACCACCAACAAGACGGGCATACTCACCAGAGGCAAGATGGGGAACGGGGTTCTGTTCCTTGGTTCTAAGAACCTGTTCCTTGGTGAGGATACCAGTAAAGATTTGAGATGTTCCTTGCTGAGTAGCGAACACACCAGAATTGACGGTAATGATACAAAGCTCGGGAACAATAGCGTAGTCGAACTGATTATCAACTTCAATATTGAATTGGAACTGATACTGACCGAGGGAAGAAGCAGACAAGTAAGAAGGAAGTGAGAAATCCATTACGGGAGACAACACCAACAATGAGCCAGTAGTGGGTAAAGCAACAACGCCACCCTGAGTAGTAGCAGCGCCAGTTGTCTTGGGAATATCAGCACGGCCTCTGAACTCGTAGAATGACTGAGACGAGCCGTTTCTGTAAGAGATGTTGTAAAGGTCTTGCTGAGTTGCTGTCGATAACAAACCAGATGCGTTGTTGAAATTGACGCTAATCTTTTTAATAGCCAAAAAGGCCGAGGCGTAGTTCCAATTTTGGTTAGCCATCGGCACTCTTGCTGTAATCAAAATTAAGTCGGGGATTTGATTCAACTGAATCGACTGAGACGTAATCGTAGTAGAAGTATTGGGTGCTATTGAAATTGTTGAAGCGCTTGTCGTAATGTATCTCGGGTAATCAAGGAACGGCACGACATTCTTGGTGCTTATTTTAGCATACTGTTCGGGTTGGAGACTTAGGAAGTTAAACAACAGACGGGTATTTGCGAATCCAATGGGAACAGAAACGCCCAAATTGGGAGCAGTAGGCCAACCAAGACTGATGGTCTCGATAAAACCGGAGAGCTCAGTAGGCGCTAATGCTGGAATAGCGGTGTTCTTTGAAGTAGAGAACAGACGCTTACAAGTAGAATCGACGTTCAAAACCATACTCATATTGTTAACACCTACAAGACCGGCGGACATATTGGGCTCGCAATTAACAAAGGGAGACAGAGCAAGGAAGGGCTCGGTCAAAGTGACGCGAATACTGATAACCCAAGTATCAGTGACCGCTGTTGATACTGGGGACGAATCAGTATAAACACCCGCGATATAATGGTCGATTTGAAGACTGTCTAAATGGAAAGCGCCACGACCCTCGAAATCCTCGTCGTAGGAAGCATTAGTGTAGCCGCCCATTGGGTTATTATTTGAGCCCGCGGCACCAAGTTTGTATTCACCGAACACACTGTCGGGCAAACTGGGAGTCATTGAGTTATAACGAGACAGCATTCGCTTATCGTTCATTCTCATTAACATTGGGAGAACGTCCTGTAAATTGGTAGAAACTGAGACGTTATTGATTGTCGATTGGATAGTTGTAAAGAGGGAATTAAGAGGAAATGCCTGTAAAGAATCGGTTAAACCATACTGGAAACAAGCCTGACCGATAGGAACCTGATAAACGGGATTAGTGGCCGACCCAAGCTTCAACTGGAAGGAGAGCTGAGACGACAATAACAGATGGCGGTCAATTACGATGTTCTCACTTGGAACCTGAACGTTAAAAACTATACTGCTGTTTGAGGTCGAGACGGCCTGAAACTGCTGATAGGTCGATTGGGAAGCCCCGGATTGAACCCCGAAAACCTCAGTAGCGGTGATGTCGGCGATACGAGAGTCCTCAATAAGAATAGTTTTGAAATCACTCATTTTATATAATAGAAAAACATTTTATTTTTGGCTAAAATGTTTTTTACTAAACCTCAAACTTTACGCCTTTGGGTTTGTTTGGTCGCCGTCGCGCCTTTTTCGGGTAAATAAGATTTTGATAGTGGCCGTTGAGCCCGAGGTCAGTCTAAATGGTTGTAATACCCCGACTCTGTCTTTCCAAAAAACATTAATGTCTAAATTATAAATCGGGGTATTGCCGACTAAATTGACGAGCCTATACTGAGCTGTTGGGGTATAAACAATTTGGGGTTTGTATATTCCCGTATCACTTACGAAATCGGTGATTACTTGCGAAATATTCGAGTTGTTGCCGCCGTTGTTAAACACTTGACCGTTAACAAAAATAAGCGGCGACGAAATGTTGTTTGGAACTATCGGTAAAGTATTCGAAGTAAATACGACCGATGTAATAGGCGTCCAAAGGGAAAGTGTGCTATACTCTTGAACTATTTGATACGCCTTATATTGACTCGCCACCGGCGCCGATGGAGGGAAATCGACGATAGCTGCGCCACCAAAACCGAGTGGTTGTATTTGAACGTTCTTGCCGTTAGAAGATGAGTTGTAAGTTTTAATCAAAACTGGAAAACTGCTAAATAATTGATACATTGCTGGGTTAAAATAAATCCCAATATGGTTGGCGTTCGATGTATTATATCCTGCTACGTCGGCGGCCATTATTGCTATATTATTAACTGTATCCCAAGCCAAAACTGGTGCGTGAATAGTCGGTAATACTAAACCTGCTGCTACAACCTGAGCGTTAAGTGCGGCAAAGCAAGTAAGGAACGTTTGATTAACAAGGAAAATCCAATACTGATAGTTCAGCGTCTCGTAATACCCTGTATTGTTGTTTTGTAGCTTGTTTGACGTTTGCGACGGCGGAGCTGGTAAAGGAGCCGATTGTAATTGGGGCGACCATATAACGTAGCTCTGTTGGTCGAACGTTTGAAACGGTGCGACTGGATTAGTCCAAGACAACGTGACGGAATATATCGTCAAGTCTCGGTTTGCTTGGTTTGGTTGAATCTCGGGCTGAAATACGGGCAATGAAGGTGTATCAAGAGTGAATCGAACAATGCTTAAATAGTAGCTTTCGGGGTCATATACGAATGGCGAGTTTCTGGTCTCGTTAAAATACAATACTGGCGGGAATGTATCGACACCAAGAAGATTGGAAATAGTCACGTCGTAATATACAAGGTCGGGAGTGTCTTGGAATGTAAAACTCATATTCTATAATATACGGCTACATTATTATTCGGCTAAAAAGAGAATTATACAAATCTAAATCGGCGTTGATATACTTATATAAAGTATATAAACGTAAAATGCCGCGGCGGAC